TCTTCGACAGCAACTTCAACTGTGTCTTTTTGGTTAGTTTTTCCTTCATCAAAATATCCCATTATACTATTAACCATTTCGTCGTCAATACCATATTTTGTTTTGATCATATCAATTGCATTAAACATTCCACCTGTTATTGGACTTGATGCCATAAATTTTTCCATATCGCCTTCTTGCCAATCGCCATCATCTTCGTAGCCATTCATTTTATTAAAAGCCATATATTCGTCTTGGTCATATGCATCAGACATAATGCCTGAATTTAACATTGCCTGTAGATATCCTTTAGGTAATTCGTCGCCGTTAACACCAGTGTGGTTTTCATACTTTGCCACCCAGTCTTGTACTTCTATCTCGGCTTGTTTCATACCACCTTCATCTACTTTAGTTGTAGTAGTTTCCATGTTGTTCTCCGTGTTTTCTATTTTTGGTGAACCATCATACTGTTTTAGAGGGTCAGGTACAATACTGTTTGCTCTTTCAATGACATCCTGCAACATTTGAATTGCTTTATTCATTGTAGTAAGTTGGTCTGTTAAGTCACCAGCGCCTGTGGCACCTGGCATTGAATCTGTTTTGCCTAATAATCTAATATCTTTTGCAACATCATCGATTTTTCTTTGTAATTCTCCTAAGCGATGAATTTTGTAACCATCAAATTTATCTTCTGTTGTTTTTTGCTCGTCTACATCATACATAAACAATTTGTTATAAACTTCTGGATGATTCTGCTTGATTGTGCTTTTCATATCTCGTTTAAGTTCTTCTCTTGGTACTGTATCACTAACACCAAATTCTGCAGTACTAATAATGTCATTACCATCAGCATCACCCATTTTCATCAAATTTTGTAATGCTTCTATTTTATCTTCAACATCATCAATGTTTACATAACTCACAATGTCATCATCCATATCATAAATTTTCATTCTTATTGCATTTGGATCTGTTAAACCTTGTTGTCTAAGTCCTTTTTCAAGTGCATCATATCTGTCATGCCATTCATTTTTGTCTTGCATTAACTCAGATAATAATGCTTCAAGTCCTGGCTTTACATCATCTAGTTTCACACTAGCTCTATCAGTCTTAGCCATTCTGTCATCTTCATCGTCTTCTTTCATATTTTCTGCTTTAGAAATATAATCTTGTAATTCTCCATAAGTTAGTTTTTCAGGATCTTTTCCATCTTTCTTTGCTAACTCTTTTGCTTTTTCTTTGTTGTAATGACTATCACCTGGTGTCTTGTTTTCTCTAACACCTTCTATTTCTTGTACATCAGACATAATTTGATCTAAATGCATGGCAATTGAATCTAGTGACTCATCACTTAAATTCATGTCTTCAGCCATTCTTTCAAAATCGCCAATCATTTTTCTAAGGTTTGCTCTACCTTTTTCACTTATTGCTTCATTTGTTTCAGATTCGAGAGATAGTGCTTTCATTACTGCTGGTTTTTTATTCATCTCTTTTTTAACGTCCATAGGTTTTTTCTTATTTGTTTGAACGTTTTCTAATGCGTCTAAAATATCTCTCATTACATCCACCTTATTTCTTTTCTTTGCCTTTTTTAGCAACAGGACTTTTTGATGCTTTCATTTTGTTTTCAACTTCTTCAGCATATTTTTCTGCTAAAGAATATTCTGGAGTTTCTTTATTTTTTGCTAAATCTTTTAATAAGTTTTCGTTGTACTTGTCTCCAAAATGTTCTTCTGCTTTTACATCATCTTTTAATTCTGGATTTAATAATCTTGTTTCGTAATCTTTACCTTGTTCTTCTAAGTTCTGTTCTCTAGCAATCTCATTAGGATCATTTGGGTTCATTACTATTAAATGAGATCCATGCATACCTGCATATTCAACTAATTCATTTCTTAACATTTCAACAGTTGTTGGATAAGTTACTGCTATATCAATAATACTTACTTCTGAATTCTTTAGTGTTTGGAAATCTATTGGGTGCTCTTGGATTGGAGTTACTTTTGGCTTTGACATATCTTTTAAGTTGTATTTGCCAACTGCCATTTCTAATCTATCAAGTTGTGCATCAGTTAATTCGCCTGCATACTTGATACGGAACTTATATTCCTTCATGTTTTCCATTAAATATTGTTTAAATGTTTTCATAAATTCGCACCTTCTAATTATACTATGTTATTTATCCTTTGATAGCAGTTTTTCTAACAATGCATTACGGTCTAACACCACTGCATCACCATCTTCTTGTATACCATTTTCCTTGTCATGCCTTGCTTGTACCTGGTCTAATCTTGCTTTTTGTAACTGTAACTGTATCATTTTTAGTTTTCTGTCAACTTTAGCACCTTTGGCGTTTAATGCCGTATCTAATAAACGTGCCGCCGTATTAAATATCTCACCAGCATATCTGGCTTCTACATTCATACCAAGATCCATTAAATTTTGAAACTCGTTTCTGGCTGTAGTGGCTATATCATCCATTTCTGTATCGTTCAAAGACAAATCTTTTACCATTGGTAATGCTTCGTCAATCTTATCTGCTTTTGCTATTGCTCTTTGGATATCTTCTGGAGTATGTTCTGGCTTCGCTTGTTCTTCAGGTTGAGGTATAATTTCTTTTTTATCTTCTTCCTTATCAACGTTTACATCTTTAGCCGATGCCATATTCAATAAATCTTCTAATTTTTTCGTCATTTTATCCTACCAAATTATATGCTAATATAATTATTTATCTTTTTCCAGGCTTGTGAAAAATGTCGTCTTCAGTTACTATTCTAAATATTAAATTTTGTTGTTTACACCAAAGTCTTGCCGCCTCCCATTTAGCCATATTTTGAATAGTTTTTGCTTGTGTAATTTTATTTCTACCAGACATACTTAAATTGGTTTCTTTTTTAGGTTTAATTTCAATAACTTCAGCACGTTTGCCTCCATTTTTATCTTCATATATAACTAAAAAGTCTGGTACATATATTGTATTCCTATTGCTTAAAGGATTTTTATAAGGTATCTTAACTGATTCACTGGCCCAATGAATAACACCTGGGTGGTTATCACAAAACTGCATGAATGCCCATTCCCAACTACTTCTATATGTAGGATTTTTTAACCCAGCATACTTGCTAGGATTTTTTACAACGTATTTGCCTTGAGCATATTTTGCCATGGCGTTACCTTAATATAAAATATTACGAGCAAAATATGTGCTAGGTGCATTTGTTTTATTAAAACCAAGTATACTTGTATTTGCTCTAGTTTGATTTATTAACGAAACTAGTGCTTGTTGTATATCAGATATGCCATAGTCTGTAAAATCTTCTATTAGATTCATAGGTGATACATCATGTAAGTTTGCAATTTGTATAACCGTATCTGTTAAACCATTTGCTACTGTTTCTGAGTTATCAGTTTTCTTTAAAAAGAAACCTCTTATTGCTTCAAATTCATTTGGGTCAACTACAGTTTCTGCTCTTGGTGTATTGTAAGCACTAAAAAATTCTCCAGTAGATACTGAATCATTGTTTTTTGGTGGTAAGTTTGTTGCCATATTATGTTATCTCCGTTCCGCCTTTTTTAAAGTATGAAGAACTATTACTAATATTACTATAACTTGGTCTTGGTATATTAGAAGTTGAAGGGTTTGCTTTTAAATGACTTCCTATTCCATCTGTTGCGTTGTTAATAGAAGTAGGAAGATTTGCTAATCCATCATTCATTCCTTTTATTGCCGCTGGTAAGTTTGCATTTAATTCTTTTTGTGCGTTTGCTAAATCAGAATTAAATCTAGTTTGAAACTCTGCACTATTTACATGAGTACTAATATTATTTAAACCAGGCCCAAACAATGATTGTAACGATGAAGGTACATTCGCAGTTAAGTCGCCAGTCATTCCACCAATACTATTTGTTAAACTTTGTATTTTAGCACCAGCACCGCCAACAAAGGATTGTAATTTATCTGCTAATGGTCCTATTTGTATTGGACCACCGTTACTAAAAACAGTTTGTGAAGCACTAGGTATTTGGTTAGATCCTCCAGGAATAGCATTTACTTTTGGAACATTAGGTAAAGGGTTGCCTCCTGTTGATTTACTATTTGGAAAACTAAAGTCTCCAATTGGATTTTTTCCTCTTAAGGCATTCATTGCCGCACCAGTAAGTTCTGACTTTAACATACTTTTTAAATTAGCACCTTTTAAATTTTTTGCACCTCTTAAACCTGTTACAACGGCACCTGCAATATTGCCTCCGGCTAAATCACTTCCTATACTACCAACTGCATCTACTAAACCACCAGGTCCAAGTATACTTGTTGTACCTCCTCCTTGCGGAGTTAAAGGACTAGGTGCAGTATCATAATGTGTAGTACCAAAGTTTCCAGGACCATCACCAGCAATAAGACCTGATTTATATTTTACAGTTTCAAATCTTACAGTCATTCTGTGTTCTAGTGTGCCTTGTGAATCACTATAGTCATGTTGGTCATGGTCAAATGTTTCGATGTATGGATTTACTAGCCAATACTCTGTGTATTTCTTTTGATACAAACTATAAATTTTTATAGCACTAAAAAAATGTTCTGTGTTTCTATCTAATCCCCATTGTTGAGCTCTACTCAACATAGGAGCATATGTATCTTTATATGAATATGTTCCTGGATTTTCGTATTGTGGGTCGTTATTGTAGTAGGCATAGTAGGCATACCACATATTTCTAATAACATCACTGTTATCATCATGGAAAGTTATTGAAACAGGATTGTAATTAATCTTGTTATGATGATATCTTTTTCTATTATATTGATTGTGTTCTACTAGTTCAAAAGAATACTTTGGAAGTTCTACGTTTTTAACTAAAAAACTTGCTTCAGTATTTTCACTTCCAGTAAATGTAAATCCCAAGCCAGGGTTAACTTGGAATACTACATGAAATAGAAATCTATGTTTAGGTGATAGTCTAAAGTTGCCGTCAACAAAGGTTCGTGATGCGTGTTTGAAATCACGAATATTATCTCCGGTAGCAAGAGCCTTTAGAAAAGAGTTTAACATGGATATACTCCTTAGATTAGAAAAGTATTATCCAGTTACCACCTCACCAATAGTTCTAGCAACTGTTGAACCAACTCCAGCACCTAATGGTGTTTGGACTGCATTGTCAAAACGTAATGACATTGTTATTGTTGCTGGTTCTGAAGTAGCATAGTTCAAATCGTTATAGTTTACGTTTTGAATCATACAACCATATAATTCCCAAGTTTCTAGTGTATTTGGTGCTGATGCTCCGTTACCGCCGTCTAAGATTTCACAACGTGTGATAAATTTGTAGTCGATACCTGATGCCGCAGATGACTGCTCCATCATATCAAACTGTTTCTGTACTTGTTCACCAACAAGTTTTGAAACTTGTCCTGAACTATCATCACGCATATTGACTGTGACAGCCTCCCAAGTATGTTTACCTTGGATGTATACTTTACTGTTATAGATATCTATTGGTAACTCTTCAAAACTTACTGAAGGTCTTGTGAAATCCATAACTTGTTTTGTTAGTTCACTTCTTGGAGTTGAAACACCGAAGTTCTCAAAACTCACACGGAAGCGATACTTTAATTTTGGCATTAACAGACCTTGAGCTGATGCGGATTGATCCGATGCTAAAGGTACTGTAAATTTACTTAATGAACTTACTGACATATTATTTTGCTCCTGCTTCTATATTATTTAGTCGCTTTATTTTCCCTGTTATTTCTCCACAGAGGCCCTATTAAATAGAGCCTGTGTTTTGAATACGAACTGGTATAAAGATAAATTCAACTGCCTTAACAGGTTCAATTGCTATATCAATATATAATTCGTTTCGATCGATACGGTCATTAGTATTGTTTGTTTCGTCACATACTACCAAGTAATCGTAAAGACCACGTTTTGCAACTAAATCATTCATTAATTGCTCAACAACTTGTTTTACTTCATCACGTGTTAACTTATCGTTTGGTTCAAATACAAATGGTTTTGTAATTTCTGCTAAACGTTCACGAATATAAGCAGTAAGTCTTGCAACGTTGATTCTATCCAACGCACTTGCCGTAGCCGTTCTTGTTTTGTTACCGTAGTTTAATATTCCATTTCCTGGAAAGAATGCAATAGGGTTTACACTGTTTTCGTATAAAGTATCTCTTAAAGATTCTCTTACACCTACACTTGTAAATTCACCTGTTGTTTCATCTAGGAAACCTAATCCTGTAGCATTGTCAACTACACCACGTCTTGTACCTGCTGGTGCAAACCATGGGAAACTAGCATCATCTGAACGTATCAGTGTTCTTAACATCATATGTGATGATGGAACCATAATACTGTTTCCGTTTAAGTCTGTTGTGATACCACTTGGGTAAAATAAA